GTTGACTTCATTTATACAGGAATAGGTAGTCGAGAAACTCCTGAAGCAGTCATGCGCCTTATGACCAGAACGGCTAAGAAGATGGCTATTTCTGGTTATACTTTGCGTTCTGGAGGAGCTAAGGGCGCTGATACCGCCTTTGAAAAAGGAGCTGGTGACCAGAAGGAGATTTATCTCCCCTGGCTGGGATTTAATGGTTCCAAGTCAAAACTGCTTCCGACCGAAGCTGCTTTCAAGATGGCTGCACAATTTCATCCTGCATGGCATAATTGTAATGAAACAGCCCGCGCTTTCCATGCGCGCAATTGCCACCAAGTTTTGGGACACGATCTCAAGACTCCTACTATGTTGATTATCTGTTGGACCAAAGCAGGATTGATGGGAGGTGGGACGGGACAAGCTCTGCGTATCGCGAAAGAATACGACATTCGCGTAGATAACTTAGCAATACCTGAAGTTGCTACACGGTATGTGCGCGATTTTAGTTGAGCGTATGTTTCCACATCTATTTCTATTAGGGGTTTACAATGAAAGGTGATCTGAAACGTGCTTGGGTAAAAGCACTTCGTGGTCGTGGCTATCGTCAAACAAGGAAAGTTCTAAATAGAAAAGGTAACCGAAAGGCTGGCAAACGGTCAACCTACTGTTGCTTGGGTGTACTCTGTCGAGTAGCTGGTGCTCAGTTTGATATAACGGGTCGCGCTGTTTTCCCTTCAGGAAACATAACTAATGTTTGTACTTTGAGCATTCCCGTCCTTGATGAGCTTGGTCTTTCACATGTTGTTGCTGATAAGCTTATGGGAATGAACGATAATTACGGAAACTCTTTCAAGGAAATCGCAGACTGGGTCGAAAAGAATCTTTAAGGGGTTGTTGTCATGGATAAGAAGCTGAAGAAGCGTTGGGTAGCTGCTTTGCGTAGTGGTAACTATCGACAAGCTCGAGAATCGTTGATTGATCGATCAGGATCACGTGCACGATATTGTTGTCTTGGTGTTCTTTGTCGAGTTTCGGGTGCGAAGTTTTCACTGTATTCAGGGTGCGCGGAGTTTCCATCTGGTAATCTGACGAATACAGGGACTTTAGGACCAGATATTTTGGATGAGGTTGGATTGGGTGAAGAAGAAACGGATTTGCTCATGGAAATGAATGACACTGAAAAGAAGTCATTCAAAGAAATCGCTGACTATATCGAGAAAAACATTTGACAAATCTCATAACAAAGTACCGACCGCAGAACTTTGCTGATGTTGTTGGGCAGTCTGCGGTCGTTCGATCGCTTCAAGCAGTCTGCAAAAAGAAAGACAGTCAGATCTTCCTTTTCACCGGTCCGGCAGGGACGGGAAAGACTACCTTAGCACGAATTGTAGCTAAGTCGTACGGCTGTGAAGACACACAAAGCGCAATTGTTGAAATCGATGCTGCGACCTTTACCGGCATCGATTCCATGCGTAACATTCAAGAAATTCTCCGATATCGTCCCTTTGGTGCTTCTGGGATGCGAGCCATCATCCTGGACGAGGCACATTCACTATCCAAGCAAGCTTTGGATAGTTTGCTGAAGACGCTTGAAGAACCTCCAAAGCATGTTGTTTGGTGTTTCTGCACAACCAATCCAGCGAAGATTCCGACGACAATTAAGTCGCGATGTGCTAAGTTTGAACTCAAGCCTGTGTCCGATAAGGATCTTGCTTTGTTGCTGGATGACGTTTGTGCTGACGAGAAAATCGATATTGATCAAGAGGTCTTTGACCTTCTAATTCGTGAAGCAAAAGGGTCTCCAAGACAACTCTTATCTAATCTTGTTGTAGCGCGGACAGCTCGCAATAAGAAAGAAGCTGCTGAATTGTTAAAAACAGCAGTTGAAAGTGATGCAACACTTGAATTGTGTCAGTTTATCGCGCAAGGGAATGGATCATGGTCTAAGGCTATGACCATTTTGAAAAAGCTTGAGGGTGAAAACCCTGAGGGCGTTCGTATCCTCGTTGCTAACTATCTAGCTTCATGCTTGAGGAATTCAAAAGATGATAAAACGGCTGTTGGCTTCATGCAGAAACTGGATGCGTTCATGCAGTCCTACACAGGAACCGAAGGACAAGCGCCTCTACTCCTATCAATAGGAAGGGCGCTATTTTCGGAATAGCGTTGCGTATGTAGTTGCATGAGTAAATTACTAGAATTCAAAAAGAAACTAGCCATTGACGAGCACGGCTTGGAATTTGCTTTACGCGACCATCCTGATTTTGTTTTTGATGTCGGTATGGAACTCGCGTTTGCGATTTCTGATCGTGATGCGGCCAAGCAAACCCTTGAAGAGGTTGAGGCGTTTGTAGATGCTGAAATTCGAGGTACAGCTTCTCAAAATGGTGACAAGATCACAGAAAAGGAAGTTGAGAGCCAAAAGAAAGTCGATAATCGAGTCAAAGCAGCAAATCAAGACTACCTGAATAGAAAGCTTGATGCATCACAGTGGTCTGTGTTGAAAGAAGCTTTTGATCAGCGTTCCTATGCATTGTCTAAGCTGGTTGATCTCTATCTCGCAAACTACTACAGCGACAAGACCGAAGTTCGGACCGGTCATGCTGACATCAAAACAATGCGGGCAGATACTGCGAAGTCTGTGAATGCTTCAAGGAGAGTCCGTCCATGAGTTCCGAAACTTTATTTTTGCTCTTTTGGGCAATTGCGGGATTTCCCGCGTATTTGTATGTTTTGTCGCGCCTATGCAGCAAAGCATTCTTTCGATCCAAAATTGAGTACCAAGTCAAGTTCTTCAGAGAATTTGATGGCACTCGCAGAAGCACTCTAGGAGGATAGGCGTATATGGCGCTAAAGAGTACAAAGAAGAGCGGCTTTGTGTACAAGCCGCGGACAGCAGAACAGGTCAAGGGTCGTGCTAATCGCAAGGTTGGCAACTTTGACTCGATCTTCAAGCAGGGATATGATACCTTCACTGCTCGTACGGGTGACAACTTAACCCGATACATCCCTCCGACTTGGGATGATAGTGATCATTACGGGTACACGATTTTTGTGCACAACAATATCGGTCCCGACAATTCGACCTACTTGTGCCCGCGTAAGATGTTGGGCAAGCCTTGCGCCATTTGCGACGCTGCAAAAGACGCGAAGGATGCGGGCGAGGCTGAAGAAGCGAAAGCGCTTGGAACGAGTGAGCGCATTGTTTCTTGGATCCTCGACCGTGAGGGTGACGATCCTGACAAGCCGGTTCTTTGGAATCAGTCTTGGACGCAAGATCGCGATGTCTCTGCTCTTTGCGTGAATGAGCGCACGGGTGAAGTCTTGATGATCGATCATCCGGACAAGGGATTTGATGTGTCGTTCAAGCGCCAAGGAACTGGGCTCAAGACCAAGTATTACGGCTGGCAGATCGATCGCAACGACACGCCATTGCACGAGAATGAGAAGGTTCAGGACGAGATCCTTGATTACGTCCGTGAAAATCCCATCCCAGACACTCTCAACTTCTACGATTATGATTATCTGAAGGGTGTGCTTTCAGGTACGATTGAGAAGGGCGACAAGGATATCAAGAACGATGACGATGATGAAGATCGTCCGCGTCGTTCAAGTTCGCGTCGCGGTGCAGAGGAGGAAGAAGATCCTCCGTTTGACGCAGACGAGCGTCCTGCGCGTCGTGGACCACGTCGGGATAACGACCCCGCAGATGCTGATCCGGAAGAGGAAGAAGCACCTCGTGGACGTGGTCGCCGCGCCGCTCCTGTAGAGGAAGAGGAGGAGGAAACCCCTGCTCCACGGCGCTCGACTTCGCGTCGTCCTGCCCCGGTTGACGAGGAAGTCGACGAGGAAGCTGAAGAGACTCCGCCGCCGCGTCGGTCTGCTGGTCGTCGTGTGGTCGAAGAAGATCCTGAGGAAGAGGAGGTTGAGGAGCGTCCTACGCGTCGTGGACGGACTCGCTAAGTTTGCGAACGGTTTGGGTTTTCGGCGCGGCCCAAACCGTTTCATCAGCGCCAATCTATAGCTCATTTTGGGAGATACTATATGAGCATTTTCGGAGCCTTGAAGAAGGCTATTGCGTCCGGCGTCAAGGAAGTGTCGTCGGAATACGGCAAGACAGATGATTTCTTGAATGCGGTCTGTTCGTCATCTGCTCTTGTGGCTAACGCGGATGGTGTGATCGAGGACAGCGAGCGTACCAAGGCAATTTCGCTAATCCGCAATCACTCGACACTTTCGAAGCTGTATAGCGGCGACAAGATCGAAGAAACCACGGACCGGATGCTGAAGCTGTCGAAGGACAAGTCTGGGCGCCAGGAATTGGCTCGCTACATTGACAAGGTACGCGGGTTGGAGAACGGCAAGGCGATGTCGGAAGATGTCTACCTCGTCGCTGCGGACATCGCTTCGGCAGATGGTTCCGTCGCTCCGGAGGAAGAAGCAGTCCTGAAGAAGATCGCTGACCGTCTCGGCGTCGACCCGTCCAAGTTCGAGTTCTAATCGGTTAC